TAAAAGATGCTGATGCAGATAAAGAAACTAAAAAAGCATCTGGCAAACAAAAACTTTTAGACTTAGGTTTAACTGAAGAAGAAGTAAAAGCACTTATAGGAGTATAGAATGGCTTTAGTATTCGCCAATAACTCCTCACTAGCAAACATAACTGCATTACCATCTGGTATATCTGGTGGTGCTTTAAATCTAATCTCTACCCAAACAGCAAGTGCTAGTGCAACAATAGATTTTACATCTGGGATAGATTCTAGTTATGATGTTTATTGTTTTAAGTTTTATGATATTCATCCTCAAACAGATATTGTAGAATTTAAAGTAAATTTTAGAGATGGTGGTGCTAGTTTTGATGCAACAAAAACAACAACTTTATTCAATGCTTATCATAAAGAAAATGGTACTGGAGAAGCTTTAACTTATGAATCATCTAAAGATTTAGCACAATCTACTGGTTCACAAATTTTATCTTGGAATAATGGTAATGATAATGACCAATCATGTGTTGGCTCTTTATTTTTATATAATCCATCTTCAACTACATTTGTTAAACATTTTATAAGTAGATTTAGTAATTATACACAAAATGATTACGCACATGATATTTATATTGCTGGGTATTGCAACACTACAAATGCTATTGATGGGGTTCAATTTTCTTTTTCATCTGGCAACATTGATGATGGTATAATCAAAATGTATGGAGTATCATAATGAGTTTAGTTAAGCACAATAACAATTCCATATCTGACATAACTACTCCTGGAAGTCTTGCACAAGGTAAGATGACTTTAATATCTTCTCAAACTGCAAGTGGTAGTGCCTCAATAGAATTTACAAGTGGAATAGATAGTACATATCCTATTTATAAATTTGAGTTTATTAATATGCACCCAGCTAGTGATTCTCAACCTTTTAAATTTCAAGGATCAATAGATGGTGGTTCTAATTATAATACAACAATGACAAACACTTTATTTAGAGCTTATCACTACGAAAATGATTCAGCTACTTCTTTAGAATATAGAAATGTTGATCAAGCACAAGGAACTGCTTTTCAATCTATAACAGATAATGTTGGTGCAGATAATGATCAATGTTGTAATGGAACAGCTTTTCTTTTTGCACCATCAAACACAACATTTGTAAAACATTTTATGTTTAGAATGGCAGAAGTAAATGGTGGTGATGTTATTGTAGATATGCATACTGCTGGATATTTTAATACCACAAGTGCTATTAATGCTATTCAATTCAAATTTGCATCAGGTAACATAGATGCTGGAACAATAAAACTATATGGAATAGGAGAATAATGTCTTTAATAAAACTAAACAACAGAGCAGTAAAAGATGTAACTGAATTTGGTTCTATAAGTTCATTGGGTAGCTTAACTCATATCTCAACTGCTACAGCTAGTGCTAGTGCTAGTATAGAATTTACATCTGGTATTGATAGCACATATAAGGAGTATGTTTTTTATTTTGTAAATATGCACCCAGCTACAGATATTGTGCAATTCGAATTTAATTTAAGTACAGATAGTGGTAGTAATTATAATGTAACAAAAACAACTACACACTTTACTGCTGTTCACAATGAAGCTGATGATGCAGCTTCTTTAGGATATAAAACAGGTTTAGATTTAGCACAATCTACATCTTTTCAAACTTTAGTAGAACAAGTGGGTGCTGATAATGACCAATGTTTATCTGGATATTTACATCTTTTTAGTCCATCAAGTACAACTTTTGTAAAACATTTTATAGCTAGAATTAATAATTATAACAGAGCAAATTATTCAGCAGATGCTTATACTGCTGGATATGGTAATACAACAAGTGCAGTTGATGCTATTAAATTTCAAATGTCTAGTGGCAACATAGATGCTGGTCAGATATTGCTATTCGGAGTAAATTAATTTATAAGGAGAACATTATGCACAAATTAGTAAATGGAATACAAGTACCTCTAACACCAGAGGAAATCGCACAAAGACAACAAGATGAAATTGCTTGGAACAATGGTGCATTTGATAGAGCTATGACAGATTTAAGACAAAGACGAGATGCTATGTTAAAGTCTTGCGATTGGGTTATGATGTCAGATTCTCCTATTGCAGATAAAACTGAGTGGGAAACTTATAGACAAAGTTTAAGAGATATTACAAATGGTTTAACAACAGTAGAAGAAGTAAACAATATTACATGGCCGACAAAACCATAAATGTTCTAATTTGCATTCCTAGTTTTGACACAAAAATACATTTAGAAACAATATCATCAATTATAAGAGCTAAAGATAAATTAGCTAGAGCAGGTATCTTTGTAGGTTTAATGTGGGTTAGAGATAGCTTAATAACTAGAGCAAGAAATAAATTAGTAAAATCCTTTTTAGATCAAAAAGATTACACTCATTTATTTTTTATAGATGCTGATGTAGTTTTTGAAGAAGATCAATTTATAAGAGTTTTATTATTTGATAAACCAATAACTTCAGCACCTTATCCCATAAAAAATGATGCACCTATAGAAAAAGGTGATGCTAGTTTAGGCTGGTGTATGAATTTTCCTTTAGGTCCTTATGATTTAACAGATAATGAAAAAGGTTTTAAAAAAGTTACATATGCAGGAACAGGCTTTATGTGTATTCAGAGAAATGTATTTGATGTAATTATAGATCAGTATCCACAAATTAAATACAGAACAGATGTTAGAGCAAAACTTGATAATAAATTAGAACCAGAAGAAATAAGAGGTTCATTTGAATATGCCTTTTTTGATACTGGCATTCAAGGTGAGGGAATATTAGAAGATGAAGAAAATACTAATAGATATTTATCAGAAGATTTTTATTTCTGTCAATTATGGCGTCAATGTGGAGGAGTTATATATACAGATTTAACTTCAACTTTAAAGCATATTGGGGTAAAGACTTATACAAGACAACAAATTATGAAATTGGTTCCAAAAAAAGAGGATTAGATTATGAGTCAAACAATTATACAAACACATACAACACATTATCAAAGTGAAAGTCATATTTGTGGAACATCATCTGCACAAAGTTCAACTTTTAACTTTAATGGTAAAAGATATGCTAAATGTAGAATCGCTGTTACTGGCGATGTTCATGTTAAATTTGGTGTAAACCCTACAGCAACATTAGAAGATTTTTTAATTACAGCAGGAGATTCAGAAATATTTAGATTTAGAAGTGGTGATAAAGTAGCTTTCATAAAAGAAGGTTCGTCATGTTCAATTAATATTACGATATTAGATTAATGTCTTTTGATTCCAAAAAACCCACAAATGATGAAGTTATAAACGAAGTCATATTCCTACATATGAATAGACATAATGAAGGCATGAAAGTTTTTAAAAAAACTATGGTACAAAATGATAAACCTGTGCTAGAGTGGTTAAATGATACGAGGGAAGAATCTATGGATATTACCTGTTATATAACAAAGCTTATCCAGGTTATAGAAAAAGATCCAACCCTTAAAAATATATGCTCTAAATCGCTTTCAGAGCTCACAGAATTGACGAAAACGCAAAATGTGGGTCAGAGTACTACAGAAAGTGAAAAAGGCTAGAAATGGCTAAAAAAAAGGGTAATGTATTTGGTGCAGTTATTGAATATACGAAGACTCATAAAGGTACAAGTATAGGTAGAAAACCGATAACTAGCACAATGAATAAAAACAAGAGGAGAAGTTTTAAAAAATATAGAGGTCAAGGAAAATGAGAAAAAGTGTCAAAAAAAGAACATCACAAACTGCATCTATGGCACATCATAGAATTGACGAACATGAAAAACTTTGTAGAATTATGCAAAAACAAACAAATGATCAAATTAACGATATTAAGAATAGAGTAATAAGGCTAGAAAAATTAGTTATCACTTCTGGAGGGGCTTTAATTACAGGTATGGCATACCTCATATTTAAGCTAATATAATTAATGCAATTATCAAAACATTTTAAATTAGAAGAATTTACGAAATCACAAACTGCAATCAGAAAGGGTATAGATAATACTCCAGGTGCAGGAGATATAAAAAACCTAGAAGATCTATGCTATGAAATATTAGAACCTGTAAGAGCAAAATTTGAGAAACCAGTAATAATTACTTCTGGTTATCGTTCTGAAGAATTATGCGAAGCTATTGGTTCCAAAAAAACATCGCAACATGCAAAAGGTCAAGCTGTAGATTTTGAAGTTATTGGAGTTCCTAATATCCAGGTAGCATACTGGATTGAAAATAATGTAGATTTTGATCAGCTAATATTAGAATATTACTCACCAGATGATGGTCAAAAAGGATGGATTCATGTTAGTTATAATGAAAAAGGTGATAACAGAAAACAAGTCCTTACATATGATGGTAAAAAATACGAAAACAATCTTCCAGAAATGAAATGGAAGAATGGTGTTGTAGTAGAATAACTTGTCATTTCACTCATAGATTGATAGTATAAAACCACTAGGAGAAATTATGTGGTTGAATTTAATTACATCTGGATTAAAAGTAGGTGCTAAAGTAATACAAAATCGTAGGGAAAGTAAAATGCTTGAATCACAAGCGCAAAGACTTCACTACGAAAGAATGGCACGAGGCGAAATTGAGTATAAAGAAAAAGTTATTGCATCTAATGATAAAGGGATTAAAGATGAAATTGTCCTTATTCTCGTATCTATTCCTTTTCTTGTATTGGTCTATTCTGTTTTTTCTGACGATCCAAGCGTAAAAGATAAAGTAGATTTATTCTTTCAATATTTTGATCAACTGCCTCTTTGGTATCAAGCATTATTTATAGGAATATGTTCAGCTATTTATGGTCTTAAAGGTGCAGATATATTTAAAAGAAAATAATGGAGCTTAAAGATTTTAAAAAATGGTATTTAGAAAATAAACAAATACAAACACCATTTGATAATCCGATTATGTTTATAGATGGAATATCTGGGATAACATTATACAGAAAAAAACCTTTTCAAGTACAGATGTTTATATGCAAACCAAACACAGTAATAAAAGAACATTCACATCCCAATGTAGATTCTTATGAATTATTTTTGTGGGGAATGACCTTTACTCATAAAGGTAAAACAATTATTGATCAAGATATGGCTTTTAAAGAAAAAAATAATTTACCAAGATGTTCTTATTGGACATTAAGAGTTAAACCTGGTGAGGTTCATGGAGGATTTTCATCTTCCAAAGGTGGTTCATTTCTTTCAATACAAAAATGGTTAAATGAAAAAACTCCTAAAAATGTTTCAGAAGATTGGAATGGTGAAACATTAGGACCAAAACACGAAAACCAATTAGGAATAAAAAAATGAATTTTATTTTAATTATAAGTATATGTTCACTTGTAACAGGAACATGTTTTGTAACTGGAGAATCAGAAACAAAATATGACACATGGAATGATTGTATAAAAGATGCAATAAATAAATCTCAACTTATAATAGAAGAAATACCAACTAAAGATATAAATCAAATGAAACTAGCAATTAGTTATTCTTGCTATGAAAAGGAGAAAACAAAAATATGAAAATAATAGCTATAGGAGATCTTCATGATTCACCACACATCAAAAGCAAAGAAAGATTTAGATGGATTGGTAAACATATAAGCAAAGTTAAACCAGACTATGTAGTACAGATAGGAGATTTCATTACTCTTGATAGTTGCACATATTATATTCCAGATGACACTTATTCAGCTAGAATAGAAAAACCAACTTTTATGAAAGAAATGGAATCTTTTGATGAAGCTATGGAAGATTTTGCTCATGGTTTAGGCAAAACAAAAATCAAAAAATTTATTACACTAGGTAATCACGAAAAGAGAATGTGGAGATATGAAGATAAAAATCCAACTTTCTATGGTATGTGTCAAAAAGAGTTTTTTGGTATTTGTAAAAAATATAAATGGGAAGTAATTCCTTATGGTGAATATCTTATGTTAGGTGGTGTTGGTTTTATTCATGCACCAATCAATCCAATGGGGAAAGAATATGGTGGTGAAGCTAGTGAAAGACAAATAGCAAACAAATCAAAAATAGATATTGTTTTTGGACATAGTCATAGGGCGCAAGATACAAGGGTCCCAAAAATTAGTGATAAAAAAAATGACTTTACCAGAATATTAAATTTAGGATGTGCTTTACCAGATGGTCATATAGAAGGTTATGCTAAACATAGTTTAACTGGATGGACATATCAAATATGCGAGATAGAAATTTGGGATAATCATATCATGGAGGTTAATAATATATCCATGAAAAAATTAAAAAAACTATATGGGTAATTATGAACATTCCAGGTATTATTTATATTGGTCATAGAAAAATCAAAATAAGACAAATATCACCTAAGACTGCTGATAAAGATAAAATTTATGGAGATTTTGATTCACAAAAAGACCTAATAAGAATTGATAAATCATTAAAAGATGAAAAGAAACTTAATACTTTATTACATGAAATAGTTCATGCTCTACTAGATCATTTTAATGCTGAGTTAAAATTAAAAGATGAAGAAAAAGTATGCGAAGTATTAGGTAGTGGATTATCTGATTTATTCTTTAATAATCCTAAATTGATAAAATTAATATCTAGTGTTTACAATACTAATAAAAAATAGTAGAAAATAATTAAGAAAATCTTCCCTCTTGAAGGTTTCCCCCTATAATCTTAATGACTGTAGGGGGATTTAATTCTATGAACCTCTTTGACCTGCTTTATTAAAACCACCATTTCTTTCAGTAGTATCAACAAGTCTTTCTAAATAACCAAATCCAACAGAATATCCTTTTGGGTAAACAAACAAATGATATTGATTAGCAGTATCTACCTTTCTAGATTCAGCAGGATATATTTCTACTGCTTCTTGTTCTGGGGAAGTTAATTGATTTTTGATTTCCTGGAGATCTCTCCAATCATGTATTGATTTTTTATCAAGTCTTTTAATGGATAAATAAATCATTTTACCTTTTAAGGTTCTATCAATAACCATGAAGTCTGCTTTCTCATATCTATATAAATTGACCTGGTATTTATCATTCATATAACATTCAGCATTTAGTATGTTATCTTCAAACATTTTTTCAACATCTTTCAAAGAACCTTGAAATGTTGTTCCTAAATCATTTTGAGCAAAGTCAAACCTTTTCTTAAATGATTGAAATAGATCGTATCTAGTTTTAGCATTTATATCTATTTCTGCTTTTTGTAGTGTTTCCATTTTAGCCTCCAATATGACTGTTCCAATATCTACCTTTTGAAACAATCTTTCTGTTAGTAGTTTCATGAACAGACTGTTCTATGATACCTAGTTTTTTCATTCTTCTTAAAGTAGATACTATTCTACCTTTTGGAAGATTGGGTAGATTCCTTTTTATATGATCAACAACTTCTTTTTTATATTCGCTTTTATTAGCAGATATAAATGAAACTATCTGATCAAACACACCATCATTTTTTGATGTAGTGACTTCTTCTTCTTTTTCAAAAATAGATACATCAATATTATTTCTATTTAATAAATCATTTAATTGATCTTCTGACCAATCTGAAAATTTAGTAAAATTAACTTGATGTAAATTAGCTACAAAGAAATGTAAATCATCATGATCTGAATGATCATCTGAAATATTTTTTAAGATACTATTTACGATTTCTAATTCTGGTTTTTTGTATTTTTTATCTTTTGAATACATATTAACCTCCAATCATAGCTTGATGCCAAGACTTTCCATTCTTGAAATCATCTTCTACTTTTTTATATTTTTTTCTAAATGCTACTGCATGAAACTCTGACCAATATGGTTCACCAGTTGCCATATCAACATCCCATTCAGTATCTGTGTATTCCACGAAAACAACTTTATCCAAAACTTCTGAATAGTTTTCTAGAAAATCCCAGAAACAAAAATCTACTGCTTCATTAGTAAAAGTTTTTGTTCTGTTATCACTCAATATAAAATTACAAGTTATCA